TCATGACGTCAGCTCTTTGACGATCCACATCACCGACTGCTCAAGGCTAGTGATCGCCAGTGCATTATATCGCTCTGATTTCACTTTCTCGAACAGTGCCTCCATTTCCTGGGCTTTGTTTTTGATCTCATCGTGAAGCGCCTTTTCTTCGGGCGTCAGCGCACGATACCGAGGACGGAAGCGCGATGGACGCATATGAGCATCGGGGCTCTGGCGTTCGTCGGGGGGGGGGGGCTGCGTATAAGTTGGTCATTGTGCCCCCAGCGTGTTTAGCGCCGTCGCCTCCTGCTGGTCGGTCACGCTCGATAGGCTGATACCCAGCAGACCCATGAAAGCATCCAGTACCGTCAGCAACGCATTGAACGCCGTAATAGCGGTGTTGATCGCACCATTGGTCACGGTGGACTGTGCGGCAGTCAGGCCCGCGCGAAGGGACGTGGCAACCCCGTTCAGATCGACCAGCAATGTATCCACCCGCGTTTTCCACGAGGAATCGTTGTAGCTGATCGTCAGGAGCCCCTTGGTCGCTGTCGAGAACGAGGCAAGGGCCGCCGAAAGCGCAGCGCTCGCAACATTGATCGCGGCAACTGCGGGTGCGCCCATGGCGGACGATACAGCGGCAATGCTCAGGATCGTGGCCACGGCGTTGAGCCCGGCCTGCCCGTAAGCCTTAACCTTGGCCGTATTGAGCGTAAGCGTAGTCGTGCTGCCGTTCTTGGCGACCGTGCAGGCAGCGAGCCCGGTTGCAGTCAGCAGCGTGGTGTTGCGCAGGAAGGTGCGGCGAGAGATGGATTTCATTTCGTGGGATCCTTGGTGAAAGTGGCAATAGCGCCGGAGGCATCGGGGGCTGACGTGTCGGCAGGGGGAGTGGCGGCACTCTTGACCAGGTGCGTGGCCATGTAGGGCACCGCGTAGCGAACCCCCAGGCCACCAATCCGCACGATCTGATACAGGGCGATCAGGATACGGCTGTGGGCCGGGGCAGGAACCGCCGCCGTGATAGCCGCGCAAGTCACCATGACCGCGCAGACCAGCAGGCTGACGTTCTGGGGCAGTGCCGAAAACACAGAGGGAATGAGTGCTACGATCGCCGCCACTTTGGCGGTGTTGAACGCCGCGCTGGGCGTGGACTTGCTGTCAGCCATCGGGCTGTCCTTTCGCAGTAGCCGCCATGCCGCCTGTCGCAGCCGGCGTGATCTGGCAGGGGGAATGGGGGTCATGCATCTATGGCCTGCTGGAAAATCGGGGTGTTGCGGACTGGGTCGGCCGCACCGCGCGCGGTGTTGTAGACACGCTTGTGATAGGCGCTGAGGCCTGCGGCATCGGTCGCCGCTGGCAGAGGCGGTGCCGCCCGCAGGTATTTCACCCGGGCCATGGCGCAGGCATAGGCAAGATTGCTGACCAGGAGCGGTGCCGTGGGGCTGCGCCGGCCAGCCAGGATGCACATGGCGCGGGCGAGCTGCGGCTGGGCGTTCAGGAAATTCTGCCAGCAGTCGTCATGGGTGGCGGGCTCCATCTGCCACAGGCCCAGGGCCGGCCCGCTGATCTGGCGCAGGAAATACAGCTCACTCTCGACCAGGGCGGTGCCTGTCAGCAGGTTGACTGCCGCATCGCCCGCCAGGCCGATCTGTGCCAGCGTGGCGCGCACGATCAACGCCTTGAACTGGCCAAGGTGCAGCCCGGCCGCGATCATGACGCACCCCAACCGAGCAGCAGCTTGAGAAGCAGCAGCACCCCGGTTCCCGTGGTCGATCCGAGGAATGACAAGGTCAGCACAATACCGCGTAGCGCGCCTTTCCCCAGAGCACGCTGTTCCTGTATGTCGGCCAACTGCTTGTTCAAGGTATCGAACCGCGCGAGAATATTTTCTTCAAACCGGCTGCGGCTTTCGCTCTCAATGGCAAGCCTGGTTTCCACGACAGTCATGCGCCGGTCCAACGGGTGGAGGCCTCTGTGCTGTTCGTGCCCGGGCAAGTCGGAAAGCGGGGTATCCATGGGGTGGGCAGTCCTTGTGCACGATCAGATTATCTGCACTCAGGATTGTCATGCAGGTTGGGCACCGTACATCTCCAACCCGCATTCGCCCGGGTTATTCAAGGTCATCAGGTATTCGGGGTGCCGTTTATGGTGATTGTGCCGGCCGGGAAGGTCAGGCCGGGTTTCGTCAGGGCTCCAGTTCCGGCCGTGGTCTGGATCGTGGACACCGGTAGCGTGCATACCGTCGTGATGGAGCGACCCTGTGTGGTGGTGACCACCAGACGCAACTGATACCGCAGCAATGGCCGCCCCCCAGCCAGGGCGACGGTGACGAGGCCATTCTGGAAAATCGCCCATTGAATCGTCAGATCCGCTGCGGGCGCGACCGATACGAGATCAATGGCAATTTTGTCGATGCTATCAGCGCAGTCGGCCAGCCAGCGCGAACAGTCCAGGCTGTAATCCAGCGCATCGCCAGCCGCTTTGGCCGGCCACACCAGGGGCCGCAACCGTACGGATGCCCCCGAGATGGCGCATTCACCCGGGACGGGTAACGGCACAGTGCGCGCGCGGCTAGGGACCAGGGTATCGCTCACGACGCGGGAGCCGCAGGCAGCGCGGTGCTGGTCGTGTCCGTGCCGCCTGCAATGGCCATCAACGCCTTGAGGTAGGTCACCCAGGCGTCAGGCGTGGCCTCGTTCAGCATCGTGTAGGTGTTGCTGACATAGGTCCGTGCGGCGCTAAGGGAGGCGCTCGCCTCCTGCGCCAACGTCAGGGTCGTAACCGCGGCCAGCGCAGACTGATACGTATCCTCGTCGCACGCTGTTTCCCCCGTTTGTAGCGTCGCGGGTTCAGATGTGTATTGGCCTGCACCAATAATTCCACCGGATGTGTTTTTTACGACTGTGTAAAACATTCCCGCCAATCCTCAACTTGGGACAAATAAATAGCTCAGTGACAGCCCAATCGGATACCAGGTGCCAGAGGTAGAGGCAGGCTGGTAGACGCACGAAATCGTATTTTCCCCCGCCACGGCCGGAATTGTGAGCGCATGCGACATCGAAAGCGGCGTGGAGTCAGAATCTACAGGATTGGGTGCGCCATTAAAGAAGACGTCCAGTGCGGCCATATACGGCTGCGTCGCTCCCGGTGGTGCGCCGACATTCACGCCGACCTGAACTATGTACGTCCCGGGAACCGGCGCAGTGTGGTTCAGCGTGACAGAACGCTCGGCGCTGCTGGCTGCATAGTAGATTTTGCTACTCGCAGCCTGGAACTGATTGGAAAATGCGATATTTCCGAATTCGGTCGTGCCCACGATACCCACCATGCGAGTACCGTTGAACCCGAAATATATTTTGTGGCCTTCCAGGAGGTCCCCCGCGCCGTCCGTCCTGACGTACCGATAATCCCCATCATCCGTGGAGGTATAGTTTGCAAAGAGGCTCGCCCAATTAGCGTCCTCTGCGCTCGGAACCGTCATGTTCTCGTCGGCAGTGGATACCCAGAACGCGCCCGATGCGTCGACTACGACAGCGAATTTCGGGTAACCCCCGATAAGAGTGGCCAGCGCGGCGTTATAGGGTGCTACACCGCGCTGCGCGGGGGCGAACAGGATCTGGGCTGCTTTGAGCACCTGAGCGGTATCGGTTTTGTTGGGCGGGATACCAGCGGCCGCGGCAAATGCCATCAGCTCTTCCTGGACCATGTTCAGCCACCAGTAGCGCACCCTGGTGGCTGATAGGCCCGTTGTCGAGCCGCCCGTGAAAAAGCCTGGGGCGCCAATGTTGTCTGTAGGCGGTGCAGGCATTGCCGCGACAGAGGTTGTGTCGTCGATCCGAAAGACCATAGGGGTTATCCGTATGCAAAGAGAACGTTGGTATGGGCGGGGGCGCGGGCCTTGATCTCGCATTCCAGGACCGCATTGCCCCAGGTCGCCAGAGCATCGTCAGCGTAGGACTGGTCCGCGCTGAAATAATCGACGGTGACTTCGGGCGCATTGACGCGCCAGACATAGGCCCAGAATGGATCGCAGACCGGATCGTCCGCGCGTAGGAAATCGGCCTTCGCGGGCGCGAATTCCGTAATGGTGATGTCGTAACCAAGAGATTTGGTAAAGCTGATATAATAGCCGATGGACGAGCCACCGCTATCAGCCAGCCGGGCTACCACCTGGTTGCGCTGCTGCTCGATCGTGGGGTCAGTGCCGGCGCACGGATCTGGCAGCCCGAGCGTTTTCTGCCATTCCTCCAGAACGTAGGTGGCGGTGGCGGGAAAGACATCCGGCGCTATGGAGCGGGCATCGTTGACCGTGCGTTCCTGGCCGGTCATGAACCCGGACAGGGTTGTATGCAGCACAGTGCCCGGCACCCGGGGCCATGCCCGGCCGAAAGGCATGGTTTTTTTGAACTGTGTCAGGAACTGGCTGGCGGACCAGGACGGAATGCTCATGAGGTCGCACTCACGACACCCACGGCCGGGAGCGAGCCCAGGGGCACCGCCGTGGGACCGGCAGGCGCTGAAAGCGTAAAGGAGGCGCCCGTTGACAGCAGAGCGGTCTCGATATCGCTTTGCGCCACTGTCATGCCCAGGGGGGAGCCTTCGCGCACGAACAGGTCGGCCAGGGCTGTCTGCATGGCGGCAATCTGATCTGCCGTGTTGGGCGACAGATTGGCCAGCGTGACATTGACGGGAAACGCCACAGGCGCACAGGCGATGACCAGGGCCGTCACGGGTTGATTCACACGGATCGCATTGGCCACGGTGAGCTGATCGCCCTGCGCTGCCGTGTAACGGGTTTCGTCCGATGCGGCGCCGTTCACGCCTTGCGGGAAGCCGTCATGGACGGCCTGGGCGTCATCCATCATGAAATACACCACCACAGTGCCGTCGCCAGCACCGTTTGGGCTGCACCACGCACGGGTGACACCTGCTACCGCTTGCGCCCATTCCACATAGTCGCTGGCCCGGCCGCCGCCGTCGCGCGATGCATAGGCGCTGAGCATGCGGGTGCGGAAATCGGAATCGGTTTCGATATCGGCACCACCCGTTACCACCCCCTGTGCCACGGCGCTTGCGGGAATGCCTGCCACGGCCGTCAGCAGCCCGAAGGCGGTGCCCGTGTCGCAGTTGCCCGTTGCACCCGTTTGCGCGCAGGTGACGGATACCGCCATGGTACCGTCAGCCGCGACTGTGCCAAGCGCTGTTGTGGTGTAGTCCACCCCGTCCGCACGCATGATGGTGGTGCCGAGCGGGAGTTCGGTCGCGGGCGTGCCACCCGTAAAGGCCAGTGTGCCGGTGGCGGCCGTGGCATCCTTGCGGTAGATGCCGCGCAGGGCGGCCCAGGCATCCAGATTTTCGTCTGTGGCGGTCCAGGGCACGCACTGGCGGAAGCACCAGGCGATATAGTCGTAATTGCCCCAGGTCAGGTTCGCGAACATCCATGACAGAGGCCGCAGGATGGAACGCGGGAGAATGGCTTTCCCCTGGGTGACATTGCTCGCGACAATGTCGTTCCAGGCGGCGGATTGCAGATCAGAAAGGGTTTTTTGTGGATATGGCATTGCGCGCGGCGTCCTTCCACGCCCACGCATACCGGAAAGACACGTCGGCCCCATCGGGCTTGACCAGCCGGATGCCGATATTCAAGGCCGTGGCGTTCAGCCACGATGTCTGCACCGTAATATTTCCCACAACGCCGTCATCGATCATCCATTGCAGGGCCTGTTCGCAGATGGTGCGTGCGTGGGTCAGCAGGCTGTTGCCGGATTTTTTGGCCCCCTCGATCGTCCACAGCAGGGAGCCCATGGAATAGCCCTCCATTCCGTCAATCCAGCAGCCCCCCAGATCGGTGGACCCGTTGGGCGGGGTGGTGCCGTCAGGTGCGCGGGCATCGGTAAAGAGCGAGAGCAGCACGGCGGTTTCCAGATCGCCGTTGGTGTCTACATCACCGTTGGTGATGACCCAGTCGCAGTGCATGGCGGTGTTGTCGTAAACAAGGCGGATATCGGTCATGGCTTACCCCTGCGGGCCCTGAGTGGTGCTGCCACCAGATTGCACGCCACCATGGACGTGGTCGGACAGTTTAACGCCCCCGGTGGTTATGAAGTCCTGCGCCGTGACCGTGCCGCCATCGACAATGACCTTGCCGGATGCGGGCTTGATATAAACATCGCCATTGGCCAGGGCGATCACGACGGTGCCCACCACCATATTGGCAAACCCGGCCTCGCCCGGCTCGGCACCCGTGTAGCGGTATTCTTGGTGGTTATGGGCGATGATGGCGCTGTCTGAGCGATCGGCCGAGGCACAGATCAGGATTGCGTCGGCCCCGGCCGGAGGCGCGGAAATCAGGCCATAGGCTGTCACGACAGATCTGGCATCGAGCGTTTCATGCGCGTTGATCTGGATCCGCACGGTCTGGAACGGTCCACTATCATCGACAGGGGCCGCCGTGCGGCCCAGAGCGAACAGGCGCGATAGAGCGTAGCGGATCATATGGATTCCCCGCCCTGGTCATAAGCCTGCTGCAACGCCTGCTGCAACTGCCAGTCGAACGGCTGCTGGATGGCCGGTTCCACCGTCATGGCGTCCGCTGGCATCAGTTCGAGTTCAGCCCGCGTGCCCAT